ATGTAACTAAAATTTTGAGAAGAAGAAATATTTTCTAAATAATCTCCACCAGCACTAACCCAGCTTGATGATTGAGCAGCTGCGTTCCAAGTACATCCAAGAGTACTAATAGGATCATCAGTAGATCTACCTAACCCCATTTCCCAACTTCTTGAGACAGGATAAGCTAATATAGTATAATCTGAAGGGATATAAGCATTAGCTAAGAATAATCTTAGATAAGATACAAAACTACCACTTACTTTGTTAGTAATAACATCTGATATTTGAGCTGTAGGAAATTGTATTAAAGCTCTAGTCTTATCAGCATGTAATGAAGTCAATTCAGTTTCATTTGAAATTTCTAATACTTCATCTCTACCAAAGTTTTGAGTAGGACGATAATGAGAAATGAAAGTATCTTTTTCAGGAAATATTTTGTAAATAGCCATAAATCTAATATATATTATAAATATACATTAAATCAATTTCTTTAAAAAGTAACTACTCTACCTTGTATATCTGTTGTAGGGAATTTAACTTCAAAAATACTTGGATCTAATGAAGGATAAACTATATTATTAATAGTAGCTCCTTTAATATCATATGAGTATTGTGAATAATTAGTAGCACTTCCAGCTTTATTTACAATTTCTATTTTTTGTACAGTTTGAACTCCTTCAACTTGATCTAAATTACTATAGATTTCTGGTAGTATTATAGGTTGATTTATTTGCCATTTATCTATTTGGAAGTATGTTTGTAATGTTGTTAAACAATTATTTAAAACTAATTTATTATTATAATTAGGTCTAACTATAATTTCAAAATTTACTCCAATATTAATAATAAAAGCATCATTTATATTAACAGCGTCAGTTATCATTCTATATTGAGAAAGATAAGTTTTTAAATTTTGCTTTAAAGCATTATTAGGTATTACTAAATTATTATTATTATCTCTAGATAGAATATATAATGAGATAGCATTATAATTTTGAGTAGCCATTAAATCTGTTGTGAAATTATTTTGAATACTAATATCTTGATTAATATAAGCTTTTGAAACAACTCCAAATTTTGAAGGTAAAGATAAGGTTCTAACAACATAATCATCTTTAGTTACAGTTCTTAACTGAGTAGGATATGATGATAAAGTATTTTGTCTTATTTGCTCATTAGTATCTCCATCTCCTCCACCATTAGCTGCTTCTTCATTATTAAAAGCTAATGAAGTTAAAACAGTATTAGATAAAGTAGCATCTAAATTATTACCATTAAATATAGTAGTAACACCTGAATTTTGAGTTAATGTACCTACAGGTGCATTTGAGGTAGCTCCTCCACCTTTTAAATATGTTACAGTTAAAGTAGTGTTTGAGGGTGCTATACCATAAGTTTGAGTGTATAAGAAATTTGAAGGGTCAAACGCTGTTGTCATTTTATTTACCCCATAAGGTAATCCTAAACCTATATTATCTGAATTAGGAATAATTTCTTCATCTGCTCCTGATGAAACTCCAGGACCAAATTGCATTTGTAGTTGATTATTTTCTTTAAATCTAGTTACAAATCTTCTAGGTACTTTTTTTAATTTTAATAAATAAGGTACTGTTTCATTATATTGAGATAAATTAGGATCATTTTGAGCTATATTAGCTGTAGGTTCAAAAATTGTATCTTGAGCTAAATAAGGTACCTCATACCATTTATTATTATTAGAATCAACTACATTAATTATTTCAATAATATTAGTATCAATAATATCTACTGTAGGATAACGTTCAGGATTACCAAATGTTATATTAGTAGAAGTTAAAATTCCTGCTGAGGCTTTAACAGTTTTCTTTAATAAATAAAATTGAGGATTTTGAAAGACATCAGTAGAATAAACTGATATTTCAGTTTCAGAGCCAGGAGTAGATTTAGAAAAGTCTAATTTTTCATTAATAAAGAATTGAATATTAGAATCTAAATTTGAAGATATTTTACCTCCTTCTTCTAAAATTAAGGCGTAATTAAAATCAGGCTCATATTGTCCTGAGGCTATAGTAGATGGTACTACTTGGTAAACTGATAATACTACAGAAGCTGCTTTAGTTACTTTAGGTTGGTAACCAAAAGTGTAAGCTTGAGCTAATAAATTTTTTCTTTGTTTAGCAAATTGGAGAAAATTTTCTTGTATCTGATTATCAATATAAAATGATAAAACATCCCCTACATAAGATGCCATTTCAATAAGCATCATACCAGGTGAAGCCTCATTGAAGTCATTATAAGTATTTGGATAGTAAGTTTGAGCAAAATTTATTAATTGAGCTTTTAAACTATCAAAATCTTTATTTAAATATTGTACGGTCTTTGAGTTAGCCATTATTAATTATTGAAATTTATTGTAATTTCGTCTTGTATATTAGTATTTTTTATAGAATAACTAAAATAAATTTGAATTAGATTTTGATCAGGAGTAGCATTAACATTTAAATTAGTCAATTGAATTTGAGGAAAATAATCATTTAAACCAAAAGTAATAATATCTTCTAAATTTTCAGCTGTATTATTTGTAATTTGTTCAAATAGTTGTTCTCTAATACCCGCTCCAAAATTAGGATTCATTATCCTTTCTCTTTTACCTGTTAGAAAAAAATTTAAAATATTAGATTTAACAGCATCTTTAGTAGTATAAGTAATATTTAATCCTGTAGGACCATCAAATGGTACTTTAATACCTACACCCTTACTAGGTTGTAAGTCTAAAGGATTAATATTAATTATATTGTATGCCATTATAATTTACCGTTTTCTTTTAGTTTACCCATTAATCCTGTAAAATCAGGAACAGCTTCTATTCTAACATCATTTATATCATGCACAGGAGCATGTTTTGATATCATTTGATCTACTGATGATACTACTGGAGTATTCATACCTCCCATACCAGGCATTCCACCAGCCCAACCTACAGCATCTTGAGCGTTATAGCCACCGTTTATAGATCTCCATTCACCTTCATTTGCTGTTTCATTTAATAAATCAAACATTGGATTTCCAGTAGATACAGGAGTTTTCTTTTCAGCTAAGATTTCTGAAAATTTAGGCTTGTAAGTAGACTCAGTTTTAACATGTGGGTGAGTTTGAGCTTGAGTTTTTATTTCAGGTGTACTTGCTATGACTACCGCTTCAGTGAGGATACCTTTTAGTTCCTCCTGGATTACAGTTCTCATTTCTTCTCTAATTAATTTTCTTAAAGCTTCTAAATTCATAATTATAAATATTTAATAATACAACTTGTTTTTAATCAATGTCATTAGGAGTAACAGTAACATCATTTGGATTAAATCCTAATTCATTCATTTCATCTATTACTTGTTGGTTAGTAGGAGCTGAATTACCTTCATCACTAGTACCTACATTTCCTAATTTATCAATTTGGTATTGACCTTCTTTTATTAAAACTTGATCATCAGTGGCAAAAGTAGGTGTACCTTCATATACTGTAATTCCTCTTTGGTCAGCTACTATTACTCTTCTTCTTAATAATTTTATTCCAGCATCAACAACTTCTTCTTTTATAATATCAATTTCATATCCACTATATAATGAAGGTAAAATATTATCTGTTTTAGCAGTTGGGAATAAATTATCTAAAGTAACTAAATTATTTTCTAAGGATGAAATAGCATCTAATAAACTTTGTTCTAATAAAGGATCATTTGTATAAGGACAAGCTAAAAGATTTTTATATAAAATATTTAAACCTGTTAATAATCTTATAATTTCTTTTCTAATTCTTTGTATTTGTAAAATTATACTTTTACTTAAAAAATTAGATATCATTCTAATTACTTTACCATAATCCTCAATATCACGTTGAAATTTAGCAACTCTATCTGCTTTAGAAGTTAAAGAACCATCACTTTTAGCTACTACAGGTGATCCTCCTCCACCAACAGCTACAGGGACAGGTGATATTTTTAATATTTTAGCAACAAATTTAAAGATTTTTATAAGAAGGTTTATTAATTTTAAAATAGTATTAATTAATTGAACCATTCTTTGTATTTGTAAAATAGCTTTATCTATAGCTTTTACTTGTTTTATGATAAAAGCAACACTAGAAGCAAAACGTTCAGGTCTAATAAAATCTCTTAATTTTTTATTTAACTCCTCAGCTTGATCTCCTATAGCTAAAGTAGCTATATTAATAGGACTCATAAAAGGTTTTAATTTATCAGCGAAAGATTTAATTAAAGAAATCCTAGTTATAATAAGTTGTTTAGGATCAGTTCTAGCATCTAAAATATCACTAGTGTTAGTTAATACTAAATTTAAAGTATTAATAGTTTGTACTAAACCCTCACCTCCTGGGAATATATCTACTAAATCAGGTTCTGGTATTATTTCTTCTAATGATTGTCTAATTTCTTCAATTGATTCTTGATAAGATAGTAAACGAGTTTTATATTGTTCTTCTGTTTCATTTTCTCTTTTAAAAGGATCTAATTTATTTTCAGCATTATTAATAAAATCAGTTACTTTTTTACCATATTGTAACATTTTATTTTCTAAAACTCCTCCAGGAGGTAAAGCTTTAGTTAAGATATACCCTAAAGGATTACAAAAATCTATTTCATTAATTTTTCTAACACCCTCATTAACTTTATTTAAAATATCTAATATCTTTTCAACCGCATCATTTATACGCTTAGGAGCAATTTTAGTTAAAGTATCAGATAATCCTTGTGGTATAGCCATTATACAGTATAATTTTGTTTAGATGTTATATCTTTTAATCTACCTTTAATTCTACTTACGGATTTAGATAAACTATCACTTGCAGTTATTATATTAGTTAAAAATACTCCATTACTATCTTGGGTGCCATCTAATTGAGCTGCTAAAACTCTTAAAGCCTCTAATATATCATCTAACATTATAGTTAATTGAGTTCCTTTTACTAAAGGTTCTTCAGCACCTAAACCTAAATAAATTTTAGGAGCACTAATTATAACAGAATCATCAGCATCAAAATTAATAGTACCAGCTGAAGAGAAACCAATTGCTTTTTTACTAAATAAAAATACAGAATCATCCTTAGAGTTTAAAATAACTCTACCTGAATTAATTATGATTTGTTCTCCTAAGTAAGGAAATTCTGGTTTATAGTCTGCCATTATTTAAGATTATCTGCTTGTTTAGGTGAAATATTAGGTGACGGAATATAAGGATCAGGAATTTGTAATGCTGAATTAAATGCTGATCCTACAGTTACATCAAAAGATTTTAAATTTTTAGAAGCAAGTTCTAAAGGTATATCCTGACCTGATGACATATAGATAGATGAACCATCATTATTGATATCTTCATATAAAGGAACCCATGGGGCTGAATTATTTTTTTCTTTTGATTGCCCATTACGTATAATAGTAATAGGTGATCCTAATTCCCCCTGAGAACTCCATGAATTACTTGGTAATTTTTTAACGGTTGTTGATGAAAATCTTATAGATTGACCCCATCTTCCTTCAACTATAATATCTCCTTCTTCAGGAAGTAAATTTTTAATTCCTGATTTTTCTTTAAAAGAATTTCCAAATTTTAAAACTTCAGTATCAGGAGAAGTTGAGGTTGTACTACCTTCTTCTACTTGTTGAATAGAATTATTATTTTTTTTATTAATTTTTTTATTAAAATTAGGTATATCAGGAAAAGCATTATGATGAATACTATTCCATAAGCCTATAGTAGTTAAATAATAATAAGTTTTAGATTGAGGATCAGTATTTAAACCATTAGAAGGTGCTTGTAAAATTAAAACTATTTCTTCTAAAATAGGATATTGTATTATATTAGTAAAAAGAGGTTTAGCTATTAATTGAGTAGGTTTATCATTATCAGTAGTAGTCCCTAATTGAGTAAATTTAATAGAACCTAATCCAGCCCACCCACCAGCATCATTAAAGAAATTTTCAGTTTTAGTTTCAGTAGATAATAAAATATCATTAACTCTAGCAAAGAAAAAAGTATTACCACTACTACTTCCCCCTTTATTAGAATTACTAGATATACTTTGTTGTAAACTAGGATATAAACTCATTTTCTATTTTAGGTAATTCTTCTTTAGCTTTAGTATCTAATTCATTCATTGATTGGAATAACATTTCTTTATCAGAATCTGATAATAATAAATCATCTGATCCTACATTAGAATTCATTGCGCGTTGTACAATACCTGCCATTTTTATTAATAAGTCATCATTTTTTACAGATACATCTAAATAATCTTTAATTAAAGGAACAATAATAACCGCGTCACCAGCTGATGTGATGAACGGTTTTAAATTGTCTATAAGAGCTCTAATCTCTTTTTCCTTATTAGAGGAATTAGTATGTATCTCTTTCAGTAAATCAGCAAAAGTCTTTTTACCAAAAAGTGTTATGGTGTTAAAATCCATGATATATTTTTATTATAAATATAAATTAAATAAAAATTTCTTAATAGTTTAACCCAACATACCCATAATCTAGATATTGATTTAGTAATCTAAGATATACTTTCTTTAAACTTTTTATTACTTTAGTTATTTGAGGAGTGTCTTGATTAGTCATCTCTCTAATATAAATGTAAATCCCTTTTTTATTAAAAATATCTAAATCTTCTCTTCGCTTAAATAATTCCATTATAGCGTCAGTTGTCTTAGCATCTTCTTTATCAGGAAATATTCTAAATAAATGAATATCCATATATTTAATAAACTGTTCTATAAAATAATTCTCACTAACTAAAGGATCATCTGTAGGAGCTGAAGAGTTTAAAATATTAATTACAATAGTTTTATCTTCATCAATAGCGTCTACACCAGCTTTACCTTTTAATTTCTCATAATTTTTATTATTATAAAGAATTAGATAACGTTTAGCAATAGTACCAAAGTAAGAATAAGCTTTTCCTTTTGATTGATTATAGAGATGCAGTTTTTCAAGGAGAAAGGCTGTAACTTCATGTTGAAGCTCAGCTATTGTCTCTACTTCTGTATAATAAAACTTAAATGTATGAATTATATTTTCTGTTAACTTATGAAAGGCATATTTTATTCTTTCATTATAAATTTTATTTCGGGTGTAATGATCTGTGGCGGCTAAATACTCTACAATTGCATCCTCAGTGTCCTGAGTAAAATACATTTTTTTAGTTTTTGGCTTCCTTTTCCTTACTGTTCCTTTTTTTGTATATTGTACTTCTGTTTCTTCTTGAGGGACATGAAGTATCTTAATTTCTGAACTTAATACTTCCATGTTATTTTATAAATTTAATATAATCGGATAAAGCCTCTTGTATTGTTTTTAAATTATTAAAGAAGAAACCTACCTCATCATCTGATTGAAATAATTGTTTTGAATCAATTTCTTTAATTTTTAATTCAGATTGTTTAACTAGATCATAAAAATCTGTTATATATCTTTCTTGTACATCAATCATAGATTCAAGTTTTTCAACTTTCTTCATCAGATTCCAAATCACATATCCTACTATACCCACAAGTATTACTACTACATTAATTAAAATAATTGTATCCATTTTATATATTGTTTAAAAGATTAGCAAAAGGAGCATCAGGATTTGATAATTTAGGTGCTTTAATAGAAAATTTATTAACAGGTTGTGTTTTTACCTCTACTTTTTTATCTCCTTTAAATTTAGGTAAGTAATCTGTTTCCCACTCAATACGAGCAGCCATCATATCAGCTTGATGTAAAATATAAGGTAAAGCAGTTCTTGGTTTCAATTCCGGCATATAACCCATTAAATATTTTTTATTACCTTCATCATATAAACCATCATGAGTTTGTATAGCAATCATTTCATTGAAAGTATATTTAATGTCATTAGACATAAGTAAAAACAACGATCTATCAGGTACCGACGCAAACGCTAATTTAGTATTGAACGTGTAGTCTTCACCTAATTTATCCTTTCTCCACGCGTCTGTTTGTGGTATGTATGCTTCATTTTCATCATCACCCATTTTACCTAAATCATGGTTAATAGCTGAAAATATTAATTCTTCCATAGTGTAAGTTGAAGTGTCACACCCCATCTCTGTCCATAAAGAATGAAATTTTCTTGCGCCTAAAACTACACGATTAACGTGATCAACATATCCTCCTGGGAATGCTGAATGGTATTCTTTTTTATTAGATGCGGGCATCATCATAATACGTTCTTGGTACTTGTTATAAAAGTCCTTAAGTTTAGAACGTCTTGGTTCTGAGATATAAGTGTCTATGTTAGATATGAATATATCCCAATTAGACATTATCTGTTCTGCTGATAACTTAGTTGTCATATGTTTCTTTAATATTAGTTAATAACTCTTTAATTGTATCGAATGTTCTGATAGCGTCGGAATGTAATAAAGAAGTTCCTGGTAGCCAAGCTATCTGCTGAGGCTGTTTAAGTATAACCATAGGGTAGACAGGACATTTATATATCTCCTCTATCCTATCTCCCAACTCATCATTATCTGAGATGTTAATATAAGTGAAAGGGATATTCATTATCCCCATTCCACGTTTTAGTTCGCTACAGTACTCGCATCCCTCGATACCATATATCACCATTTCCCATTTTCTCATTTTTCTATCTTTCTATATTTTAGTTTTTTCTTCCTCCATGCTCCTAATATAATAAATTAAAAACTGTAAGCCAAGCCTTTTGTGTGAAGTCTTCAAAGGAGGTTTAATTTTCTTGAATATCTGATAAAGGTGTGGTATTAAGTAGGTGCTCTTCACCTTCATCTATATCACATGAAGTATTTAGTAAGTGTTTAATATGGTTGATTTTGTCCTTTATTTGCGGTCCTAATAGACTTTGATAAGGAGAAATAACTTCTACTATATCTAATAAATCCTTTAAAATATCTTCTTTTTGAGTTTCTGGTATTTCATTTTTATCTTTAAGAATTTCTTCTAGATTGGAAGTAAAATTATTCATAACCTCTTCCATTTGAGTTATTAAAAAATTTTCAAAATTATCCTTCATAATTATTTTTTTCGGGGTTTAATAAATAATAAATTATAAAAGGGTAGAAAAACATCATAGCGAATATCTCACTAACTTTAAAATCATTTTCTGTTCCTGATGAAAAGGCAATAACTGCTGATATTAATGTAAAAATGCATCCTAAAGTAAAATAAAATTTTAAAAAAGCGAAAAGTAAAATTAAAATAATTTCCATAATAATAAGTTTTTAATTAATAATAAATTGGTGGGTTGGTACTAAACTCAAAACCCATTTTCTCTATAGTTGAAATTGCTTCTTCTAAACTTATAGAAAAAAATTCTCTAGATGAACCTTGATGTGAATTTAATCTTAAAGTAGCTAATTCTTGATGAACTAAATTCTCAACTAAAAAATCATCACTAACAGGTAAGGCATATTTTAATTCCCATTCGGAAACTACTCCTGCGTTATTAATTTGTTTTATTCTTTCTTGTGGATTAACAGCTTTTCCTATTTTACAAACTCCGGGGTAAGCTACATTAGTTAATACGTATACATATTTTCCTTTTGTAAAAGAACGATCAAGCTGTTCCCTACCCGCACGCGTCTTGCCATACATATATACCCAAGAAACAGTACCTTCCTCACCTTCTTCCTTAAATTTATATTCAATGCTATAATCAAAATTAACAAATGAAGCTAATTTATGGGTAGGAATTTTATGGTAACGTGAAGCTAATTCATCCCAATTGGTTTTCCATTTATTAAAATTAGGAAGTTTATTTAGAGGAGATGAAACTCTATTGGTGGTGTAAATCTCTATATCGGAACGAGCTTCTAATATAAGTGCTTTATGAATTGAAATTACCTCAGACATATTATTGCTCGAATTTAACAGTTAATTTATAAACACGTTCCTGAGTGACACCCGAAAAATCTGAATTAAATAAAACTCGAATGTATATATCAGCTGTTTTACCGATCATTCCTTGATGAAATAGCATCTGTTGTACTGGTGTATAAGTATACTTAGAGTATGTTTGGAGCATCGTTTTTGCTGCCGGGTGATTGAAGTTGAAATACCTGTTAATTTGGTACCCGGCTAAATTAGAAACACTAGTATCACCTACTATTTGAGGTAAAGTATATGTACCACTACCAACCGGAATCGGATTTGATAAGTTATTATTGGAGAAAACTCCTAAATATGAATATAATGGATAGGTCCATGTAATTCCTGTGGGTGTATAAAAGAAATTTGAATCATAACCTGTTTCAATTAATGGAACACCATTTACTACATACTCTGAATCTAATTGATCTGTTTGACCTTTAATTCTAAAATAATGTAAACCTGACCATTTAACATGCCATACACCCTGTGGGTCTTGATATGAACCTGGATTTTGTACTGCATCTATATAGAATGCTGCGTCACAATTTCCATCTACACATGGACAATCATCTTTTATGTCTTCTGGAGTACATGAGATGAAACTAATTCCTAAAAGGAATACTAAGAAAAGATTTTTTAATTTTAACATAACCTATTTGTTTTTATTATTATGTAGCAATATACGAAACAGAAGTTGGGAAGCCAAGCGCCTCCCAATTACTTTCATATATACTTTTTTATTTGGTAAAATCTTTTTAAGATCTCTTTTTTTAACCCTTATAAACTGTATTGCAAAGGGGTTATTTGAAATTCATATATATTTGTATATACAAGGGGGTTGGTGAAAATCTGTTTTCGATCTCTTATCACCATAATTCACCTCGTGATCCTACACGTCCCGTCGATGGACAGCAACGACGCGTGGCTATACGTTTATAATCCATTACCGAACGGGTCCGAACTGTAAGGTTGCAAAATCATTCTTTTTTAGTCCCAATCTAAATCTTCTTCGTCTACGGGCGCATCTTCATACATTCCGTCATTTATATCGTCAATGGCGATATCTAGGTGCGTTTGCGCGTTTTCCAGCTGAGATTTGACATTATTGTCTATCTCGTTATACAATTCGTTATTATCGATATAATCCATTATTCTGTCTATATCCTCAAGTAATTCGTTCATACGGGTGCTTATCCCGCCTAGTTGTTTAGTTATGTTCATTGCTATAGATTTTCTCTATAACTATGCAGGGGATTTACTCCCCTACAGTTTCCTCATATGGTATTAGGTCTTCAAATTTATATTTAACGTTAACCCTCTTACCCATTACGTAAGTGAACCCAGTAAACGATTTAGAACCGATTTTAGGAGCGTTACACTCATAATCATTTAATACTACTCTATTGTCCAGAGACGATCTTGATTGTCTCATTATACAACCCTCATTAGTAGCACTACTATGGTAGCTATAGGTGTTAGCACCTTTATAAGTTGGAGCCCCAATTGTAAAACACATACCCGATAAAAATTCTTGCTTTGTCATAACGTTTTATTTTTTAATTATACTATAATATACGAAGCAATTTTCCAATAGCCAAACAAATTTAAAGTAGGGGCCCCGGGGGAGTGGGGCCGCGGCTACATTTGGTTCACAACATGGCAGTGTCTAAACCCATTTTAATTTTAATATATAAAACCTTTTTAACTAAGCCAAACAATTTAACATTTATTTTCAGGGTATAATCAACGTTTTAAATGATTGTTTAGGGTAAAGTATATACTCCTCTGTTCGAGTAAGGCTTGGCCTCCCACCTCAATAAAGTCACATACCGGGCCCTGTTATTTCCATATCCCATATAATCTACTTTCCACATACTATACCCACTCTATATCCCCATATCCATATTCAGGCATTTATTAGGGTATATTAATTCTAATTTGTCACATTACGTGGGAAACGATTTGGGTGAGGAAATGTTTGTTTCCCCGGTGATGTTTCTCATCTACTTTTACCCACGTATTTCTTTCCCCGTATGCTGAATTATATTATTTCTTTTTATTCCACTCGTCCATTATCTTTCCTTTAATCACACCCAATGCATCACTCAATCTTCCTCCATCTTCTATGATATCTCTTTCCACCAACTCCAATTCTACATCTTCCAATCTAGCTAATAATGCTTCTAATTCTTCTCTCATAACACTTAATTTTTAATTATACTATAATATACGAATAATAACTTTTAAAGCCAAATATTATTTTAATGGAATTATATAAAAACTATTCGGTGCAATTCCAATATAAACATTTTCATCATTTTTAAAAGCTCTATATTCTCCACCCACTTCTGAAGCATATCTTGCACCCGTTTCTTTATAGTTATTTTCTAACATATACTTAACTTCAAAATCTACAAAATTTTTATGTTCTGGTTTGATTAAATTTGTTGCTTTTTTAAATTTAGCTTGTAAATACTTTGGCATCTCTGTTGTCATAACTTTATCTTTTTAATTATTAATATACTATAATATACGAATCCTATTATTAAAAGCCAAACCTTAATTTGCCCAATCATATATTTTAGATTTGGCGTACCAAGCTAATCCTTCACAACATGTAAAAGCTAAATCTTCTAAATCTTCAATTGTATCATCTTTACCCATATAACCTTCACTGATCATATTTTGTAATGCTTTTTCTAATACATCTTTTTCAATACCAAATCTACTTTCCATAACATATTATTTTTAATTATTATACTATAATATACGAATATTAATTTTAAAAGCCAAATTAATTTTTAATATCAATCATTACATACTCAAAAGGTCCACTCACATGTTTTCTACAACTAACATTTTCATAACCTAAATCATTAATAAACTTAATAAAGTTATCCACTTGAGAAACAGATACTTTAATGGTTCTACCCCATTTATTTATATTATTATAAAAATAAAAAATAAAATTTTCTCTTAATAATACTCTTAACTCACTCCAATTACCTTTTTTCATAACACTTAATTTTTAATTATACCCTAATATACGAATCCCTTAATTAAAGGCCAAACATTAAAAATCACTTAATAACATATTATCAATTTTACTTCTTAATTCCTTTAACATATCACTTGTTAGGGTAGTTCTATCAAATACTGCATCGTGTAAGTAGTTATCCAATTTTTTAATTACTTCATACTTTTCTAATACTAAAGTATTTTCAATTTCCATTTCTTGTTGTGTCATAACTCTATATTTTTAATTATACTATAATATACGAATAAATTAATTATAAGCCAAATTATAATTTAACGACTTGTTACTGATTCAATTACTGAGGTTCCTGAGTTGATCATTGCGATTACTCCACCCCACATATTTTCATCTGCTTCCCATTCAATTTCATGAACTTGATGATTAAATTGGAAATTTGAAAGTGCAAAACCATTCCCATTCATTTTAAAATCGCCCTCACTATTTCTCCTAAATTTTAAATAATAAACATTATCACACATACAAGAAATAGTTTTAAAAATTACTTCTCTTGCACCTTCTTTAATAGTTAATTTAGGTGAATTGTTTCTTAATTCTACATACTTACTCATAACATTATCTTTTTAATTATTAATATACTATAATATACGAAATATATATATAGGAGCCAAATTAAATGGGGTCGAAGCCCCTTTTATATTATTCAAACATTACCCATTTTTCATCTTTAGTATAAACATAACCATATTCTTCATAATCACTTACACCAAATTTGTCTAATGATTCATCTACTCTTGCTTCTCGTTTTACTTCACCTCTATCTCTATGATAAGCTACTGTAATACCTTCTTTTCTATTATCAAAAGAGTGTTCATCCATTGTTGAGACTTGTTCCCCTAAAGTACTAATATCACCCAAATTAATTAACATTCTTAATTTTTGTTTATTTGAGTAATGTTCTTCTAGAGTTGCCCCTACACCATCTGGGTAACCATCATAGTGACAATAAATTGAACTAATTGTACCATTTTCATTCTCGATTCCAATTCTTGATCTTGTAGCCATAACATTTTATATTTTTAATTATTATACTATAATATACGAAGGCTCCTTTAAGGAGCCAAACTATATTATTTTTATAAAGCGTCAATTAATTCATCAAAAGCAACATTTGATACTGATTTAGAGTGAGCACCTATATGAAATTCAATTAATTCATCCAAATCTAATTTACGATATTCTTTCCAATCATAAATTGTAAATACATCTCCATCTTCTGTTTCACAATCCCATTCAAAATTTACTTTATCTTCACCTGTATTATCTTGAATTGTTGGTTCACCCAATATTGAGATTAGATCATTTACACTTGCTTTAATTGTTACACCATGAAATGAAGTTCTGTCTGTACTTGAATTTGTAATTTTCATAACTTTATATTTTTAATTATTATACTATAATATACGAAGGCTCCTTTAAGGAGCCAAACTATATTATTTAATTAATTTTTAACTAGTTTTTTAACTTGGTTATCACTTTCAACTATAGCTTCATAAGCCTTAGCCATTTTTTCATTATCAGCTAAATGAACATTACCCATTTTTAACATCCATTCATAAAATCTTTCTAAATTTTCCATAACATTTATATTTTTAATTATTATACTTTAATATACGAAGGCCCCTTTAAGGGGCCAAACTATATTATTCAATCATATTATCAATATTAGCGTTTGAAATTTCTAATTCTAAGAAAATAAATCTTTCTAATTCAGCTTCTAAATCAGCTCCAATTTCATAATCTTTCTCACCTCTTATTTTATGAGAAATAACACTAAAATCATTTCTACCCATATCAAATAAGTACTCTACTCCATCTTTCATTACCCCAAAAGTAAAATAACCATGACCTTCATCATCATAAAAATCAGTACTTACTTCAAAATTCGCTTGTACCATTTCAATTACATGAACTGTGTTTAATCTTAATCTTTCTTTCTTTGTCATAACATTTATATTTTTAATTATACCCTAATATACGAAGCTGACCTATAAAAGCCAAACCCTAATAAAATAAAGCATTCCAAGTTAAATAAGAAGGTTGTTTACTTACTTTACCCCCTTGTTTATTATAGGCTTCTACACTAATTACTGTACAAACATTTCCACAATCACTTACTTCTAATAATTTACTCCTTAAAGTTGGGGAGTGATTATCACTAAATTCTCTACCTATAGCTTGTCTTAAGTCAAATACTTTAAAAGAACCATTAGCTTCATCTTGTAATTTAAAACTCATCATAACATTTTATTTTTTAATTATACCTTAATATACGAAATATAATTTAGAAAGCCAAAGCCCCTTAATAAGGGGCCTTAACAAAGTATAATTAAAAATAATAAGTGGTTATGAGGCACTTATATAACTTGGTAAATGATTTTTTCAACATTTACACCTTCTTCTCTTGATTCTCTTCCTTTCTCCCACTCAAATACAGCGGTTGCTTTTTTACCTGATTTAGAAACCTCAATTAATTTTAAAGATACAACTCTTGGTTCATAATTATGTTTCAAAGTAATACTTCTTGATTTTTCAAATTTAATTCCTTCTCCAAATAACTCAATTCTTTTTATTTGTTTTTGGATTTCTCTAATTTGGTTACTTAAGTCTCTAATAGAATTTCCAACAACATTCATTTTATTATAAACCTCATTAAATTCTTCTTTAAATTTGTCTACAGTATTATTGGCTACATCAACTATTGCTTGTTGACTTTTAATTAAAATATCAGCTACATCTCCTAATATTTTTAATCTTTTTAACTCCCAAACATCATCTCCTTTTGTAGAAGTAGTATAATAAGATAAATCAGCCCCACTATATTTTTTACCTTCTCCTGAGTATCTTTCTCTTAAATAAATACTAAATAATTCTTTTCGGTAAGTGTAATCGGGGTGATCCATTTTAAAGTAAATAGAGTCTCTTTGTACTTCAATATAAGTTTCAGGGTTAAAACCCTCAAAAAATACTAATAAAGAATCACTTAATGCTTTTTGTTCTCTAACATAGATATCGGATCTTGTATCTTTTAAATCTTGTTCTAAATTTAAGAAAATTGTTTTTTGTTCTTCTAACTTTTTAATTTCCTGATTTAATGTTTCAATGTTTTTCATAACTTTTTATCTTTTTAATTATACTTTAATATACGAATTTAATATTTAAAAGCCAATCCTTAGTTAATAACATCTTATTTTTTGATACTCTACTACTTCATCCATAAGATCTTCTA